ATAAATGACGCTGGTTGTGAAAAACTAGAAGAACTTATGGGAGAACACCATGAGTGTAAGGAGTGTTGGGAAATGGTTGAGTGCGAAAAAGAAAATACTCCTGAGTATTGCGAGTCATGCGAAGAAGAAAGAACTAAAGAAGAAAGCACACTATGGGAAGGAATACCACATGGCGATAAAGCACTATCTCATTGAACTAACAACGGAGATACCAGTTGTAGTTAATGATAAAAAAGTATCCAATGTAAAAAGTCTGTATGAGATAGTTATGGATAAAACACAAGAATACTTAAACAGTACCGACTTAAACAGTAACGAGTATGTCGTGAAGATAGTCGCAGAAGAATACGAAAAGGAGAATACAAATGTCTAAAGAAGTTAAGAAGATTAAAGAACAAGGTGTACGCAAATACAAGGCTTACATTGAGTTTAATACTGACAGGGTAATTAGCAGTAGAGAGCAACAAATCATGCTCGATTTAATCGCAGAACTTTTGGCAAATCCAAAAGACTTTAAGATTATTGGCAAGCAAGACGGAATAGAAATCAAAAAAGAAATCCCTGCTAAATACAAAACAATCGTGATTAACAAAGAGATTACTTATCACGCAGTACCTAACCGAGATGACATACCAACTAAAGAGGAAGTGACAACTAAATGATAAGTTTGTTTTTAGATGTTTATTACAATTTAAGGTTTCGCAATCACAGAAAGACTTGTAAGTTAGGCAGTTTCTCATGTTCTTTTATCTGCCAACACCGCAATAGTTACAAGACTCCATACTATGTAATAGACATGATTACTCTTATGGTAATAAAGCCACTTAAAGCCAAAAAGTTATGGCATGAACTAAACGACACTCTAAAAGGAGCAAGTGTATGAACGCTAAAGAAAGAGTCCTATTAGAAAATAAACTTGCGTATGTCATACGCGAGAAGTGGGGAGATAGTGGCTTAGAGTATCTAGTAGGTGCTATCTCTAGCCTTACAACTGATGAACAACTAAAAGCACTTATAGAGGAAAACCTATGACAAAAGATGTAGATGTAGGGTGCGCTGGTTGTAGTCAAGTAGTTATTTCACAAAAGATAAATACACAAGATTATCTTCACTACGACAGCAGAACAGGAACAATGTGGCACTTAGAGTGCTATCAAATCCATAGAGATTTTATGGAGTCAATAGAAGGAGTGAAGTAATGGCGCAAGGCTATAAGCATGACACTATGGCTCTGAACGAATTGTGTGAACAGATTTATCATGCGTTTGGTCAAAGAGCAGTAGAAAACTTCATAGCAGAAAGACAAGAAGCAAATTACTTATCTGATGTTACTTGGCAAGAGTGTAAAGGTTGTGAAGCAGAAGAACCTTTTTATGAAAGTGCTTGCCTAGTATGTGGGAGTAACTAATGGGTTATGTAGAAATACGAAAACTCACACCGCACGATAGATTAGATACTTGCGACAAATGTGGACAACAAGGTATCTATGAAAATGGTCAAGCAATTAAAAACTCATACAATGAAACTGTATTGTGGTTATGTTTTAATTGTAAAGATAAAGCAGTATCTAAAGAAGGATAGAACTTCTTAAAGAAGGGGGTAGGTAGCCAATCGGCTATCTGCCCCCTTTTTGCGTTTTGTAAGTTACTCGCCAGTACGATAAACTGCTCTTGTACGAAAGGGGGCAATCGTGGCGTATGTAATCAAGCGTAATAACCGCTATACAGGCTATTACCGAGCAGACGGCAAAGCAAAGTCTGTCGGTACTTTCAACTCTAGGGCTAAAGCACTTAACGCTGGTTTGTTAGCGGAAGAAGGTGTCTTTAATGTCATGCCCAATAATCAACCTACACTTAACAAATACATACAGGACTTGATACTAAGAACTGATGTCCGACTTAGTACCAAAAGAACTTATCTCATACTGCTAAAGAAGTACGCACTCCCACGCATAGGAGATAAGCGTTTAGCCGCAATTCGGCGGCAAGACATAAGAGAACTATTGGACTCCTTAAAGAAGGAAGGCGTAAGCCCTAGCAATCTCTCACACTTAAAAACCGCACTTGGTTACTTGTTTCGCCAAGCAGTAGAAGATGAAGTAATCCAAGCCAATCCAACACACCGCATAAAGACGATTACTGTCAAGCCAGACCCAACCTACACGCTTGACCCTAAAGACTTTCAAGCAATCCTAAAGAACTTACCCACAGACGGAGCAAGGGTACTAGCCAGATTTCTCATAGGCTCTGGTCTGAGGTTCGGGGAAGCCACAGAACTACGAGTAAAGGACTTTAACTTCACTTCTAAAGAAGTCTATGTAAGAAGAAGCGTGGCAGATGTAGGTCACGAACTTGGCCAAGGTAAAAGGTTCATGGTCGTAGAGGCCACCAAAAACGGACAAAAGCGAACAGTTGTTCTAAGCCGAGAAGTCATAGCCGAGGTAAAAACTTTTGTCAGCACCAAAGCCCTAGGAAAAGAAGACCTAGTATTCTCAAAGAACACAGTCTTAACAACAGGTAAACTAGTAAGCCCTAGCAAAAGCCTAGGTAAGCCATACACCAAGGGAAGCCGAACGTTTAGACATGGGAGTGTCTATTCCTATAATGTAGGCGAGTGCAGGTGTATAGCCTGTCAGCAAGCGGTTAAGGAATACCGCCACCAATACAGAAAGGACAAAGCCAAAGGCAAAGCAGAAAGTCAAAGCCTTAGCAAAAGCCAAAGCAATAGCAAAAGCCTTAGCAAAAGCGACGATTATCTGCCTCGTGACAGGTGGAGAACCATTTGGAACGAAGCCATAACCAAGTCAGGTATTGGCTGGTATCCCAAGACGCACGACCTCAGACACGCTAACGCAACACTTCTTCTAAAGAAGGGCGTAGATGTCCATGAAGTCAAAGAGCGTTTAGGTCATCAGTCAATCACAACGACCGAAAGGTACTTACACCGAGTACGTCACCAGCAGTCAAAGGCAGCCGAGGTTGTTAATGACTATTTGGAGTGATTATGAAACTAACAACACGCGGGAAGGTTGTGCTAACCAGCCTATTAACAAGCCCAATTCTAGCAATAGCACTAGGAGTAGGAATAGCCGAACCAGCAATAGCCCCCGAAAAAGCAAACGCATTAGTTCTACAGAAGTTCGAAGGGGCAAAATCCTTAACGGATAAAGACCTAGTAGTTCTTCTTAAAGCAGTCGGGTTCAAAGGCAAAGCCTTACCTGAAGCATGGGCTATAGCGAAGAAAGAGTCACAAGGTCGCCCTCTTGATTTCAATGGCAACCGAAGGACAGGAGATAAGTCCTATGGACTATTCCAAATCAACATGATTGGAAACCTAGGAACTACTCGTAGAGCCTTGTATCACCTAACAAGCAACAAACAGTTGCTTAATCCTGTAGTTAATGCCACAGTTGCTTACGAGATGAGCAGTTATGGTAAGAACTGGAAGCCTTGGAAAGGAACTCATACAGCAGTTGTACAACAATGGCTAAAGAAGTATCCTTACAAGTCAAAGCAATACAAAAAGGAGAAGAAGATAGTGGGAGCACACAAGAACCAAATGAAAATCAAAGCCGCATTAGAAGCAAGAATTGCGGGTATGCCGAAAGGTTCAGGCTTTAAGAAGCCAGGTTCGATGAACCGAAAGAAGACTGGATTCGTAAAAATCGCACCACTTAATAAGTAAAAGCAATAGCAAAAGCCTCATTAGCCAAGTGCTAGTGGGGCTTTTTTTGTACCCTTATACCTATGACATTACCTGCATCAGGACACGCTGGAGACCGTTCTTTCGAACGTAACGTTTCTTATCCTCTTGCGCTTCATACTATTAAAAATGGAGTTATTACAAAGCAACCAAATGGCAATCTTCTCCATGAAGCACGTGACCCTGACAACGTAGACCACGTTATAAAAGTAGTTACAACTCCTGAACCAAAGGGCATCGTTACTGTTATTAGAGATACTTCTCGACCATTTAATAGGAACTTATCAAAGCAACAAGCCCAAGTAGAAGCCAATGCAAAAGCATCTAAAGATAGGT